TACTTTCTAAGCGACAACTCAGTAGCCGGCGGCGCAAGACGCATACGAAAAGGCTTCAATACTACACATAAAAGCAAGCTGTCGGCCTGCAACAAGTTAAAAATTTTGGTAGAATCTAAAAAAATGCAAATCAACAGTGCGCCGTTAATATCAGAACTAAAAACATTTGTGGCGCACGGCACCAGCTATGCGGCCAAGCCCGGCGAAACAGATGACCTAGTGATGGGCACAGTGCTGGCCATTCGCATGATGATGCTGCTGCAAAATTATCACACTGAAATGGACTCGCAGATGCGTGATTTTGGCGACACTATGGTGGAACCAATGCCGTTTTTTGCCACATTCCGCTAATGCTAAAACTTTAATAAATACACTATGGCACAAAATAATCCAGGACAACAACTTTCAGACCTTTTGGTCACCCGCGGCTACGACCCAGAGATGCTGGACAGCGCAGGCAAAGCAGCGCCCACAGCACAAGATGCTGAAATTTTCAGCTTTGATTTTGTCACAGCAAATGGCACCAATCACGGATCAGTGGTTGTGATGCTGGGCGATGATAAAGAATTAACTGTGTTCAGCGGCGACAATGTTGGCCGTAACATGGACAGCGAAGACAAAACAGAATGGTACGAGTTTCAGCATCAATTGAAAAACTTTGCCACAAAGAATTTTATGACATTTGCTAGTCAAAACATCAACAAACTCAAATACAGCATGCAAGGGCAAGCAGCCCTTAAAGAAGGCCTGTGCGAAAGTTGGAACGGCACAAAGAATGTCAGTTGGAACGGTGGTCCTGATTCTGTTCGACTGATGATACGTCACAAGCGTCCAATGGGCATTGACGAAGCCAGATTTCGTCAGGTAGAAAGTCTGTTTGTAGAAACCGCAGATGGTGAACGCTACCGATTGCCATTCCGCAATCTAGCCGGCGGTCGTGCCATGGTCGAACATGTTCGTCAAGGCGGTAAGCCATATGACATGCGCGGCCACCATATTGCTACCATAATTGAAGAACTCAATGTGCTGAGTCGTTTCCGCAGAGCCAGCAAAGGCCAAGTGTTTGAAGGCGACACAGCCAATTTGATAGCAGAAGCCAATAACTACTACGAAACAATGTGTCGAACCGTAAAAGGACTGTCATCCAGCAAAGGATACAACAGCTATTTTGAAAGCTGGAATCCTGGCAATATAACTGAACAAGATTTGATCATTGAAGATATCAAAACATTATTCGTGCAAGAAACAATTGATTCACGAATTGAACAGGCCCTACCTATCCTGGCCCGCATACAACAACAAGGAACCGCTATGAAAGAAGCAAACATATTTGAAGCCTGGGCTGAACGCCTGTTAGAAGGCACATGGGCAACACCAAATACCCCAGAACAAAAAGAACAGTTGATTGAGTTACTGTCACAAGAACTGCCAGTCGGACCTGACGCCACCAATGCAACAGAACAGTTGTACAGTTTGTTTGGCGATGACGAATTGTTTGATCAGTTGCAAGAACTGGCCGAAACCGATCCCGACGCTGATGCTCGTGAAATAGTCATTGCTCGTATGACAGAATTGGCAGACAGCGGATCAGATCCTGACCTTATGGAAGTACTTGCTGCGTTAGAACCCACAGTGCCTGAACCACAAGCTGCGGCCAACCCAGAAGCCGTAGTGGAAAGTTGGGTAGGCAATATTGTAAATACCGCTAAATCTATGTTTGCTAAAAATGCAGACCCGGTACCAGTGAGTGAATCTGCAGAACTCAACACCATACTGAAGTATGCTGGCATTCCATTAAGAGAAGGCGTGTTAGATGACGTCAGAGCCAGAATGGATGCAAGACGCAATCCTGCTGCAACTCCTGCTACTGCACAGCCGGCACAATCTCCTACTACACAGGCACCTAAATTCAAAGTTGGGGACACTGTGAGTTTTGGTATAGGTAGAGGCATACCGAGCACCGGTACAATTACTGCTATGGGTCCAGGCCCTACTCAACTGACTGTTAAAACTGCTGAGGGTGAGAATCAATTAGATACCAGAATGAAAAGTCTGTATCTACAGTTAGTACCGTCAACAACATCTGCAGAGTCCCAACAATCAACACCTGATCTGCCGCGGGCAGAAGTGGTGTCCACAATGGGCATGCCTAGCCGATCTCTGATTGGTTATAAAGACAACACATATACACCTTCAGGACCATATACCAAGGCGCCAGAGGGTGCAACCGGAACACAAGTACTTGTGCCTGCCGCAGCATTTGGTATTAGAAGCATGGGTGATGTTGTTGCTTTGCTAACTGACGATGGTACAGCCTATGCTGAACAACCAATAAAAGTGTCTAATCCTTTTGGTCGAGCAGCAGGCAGCGCAAGTCGTCAACCAAACCCAACACAAGGGCTAGACGAAGCTGGTGAGTGGAAAGCAGAAGCCGAAGACTTTAAAGAATGGTCAAACCATGTCAAAGACTCATTGCTTGGTGTTGCTCCAAGTCAACGATTTGCTATGGCAAAACGACTAAGTCAAATTGAAATGAAACATTTTGGCGACAGTCAGGCAGCTAGCTCATTCAATGCACAAACAGGCCGACCAACGGGCAATACCAGTGGCATGACAACCACAGTACAACACATCTTGGATGCAATTAACGATGGTAAACTTACCAATGCAAGCTCGCCGGATGCTGCTGCTGCTGTAGCCAGTGGCGGAACTACACAACAAACACCGTTTGGATCAGTTACTAGACCAGCAGGCCAACCAGATCCGTATCAAGCATCACCCGCTTTGCCTAACGGCGACCGTCCGGCTGCTGTTGCTGCACAGAATCGACCAAGACCACAAAAAGGCGGCGGCAGTATCCAAATATTAAAAACTGAAGAAGATTGGGAAGAAGCGTTAAGTAACCCTGACCTAGGGCGCGACTTAGACGCTGATAATCGTCCAACAACTGCTGCTGGACTTGATTCGGCAATGTCAAAATTACCAAGTTGGAAAGTAATGCTGGCAACTATTATAATGGGTTCAAAACTTCCTATCATTGGTGACAAGATAAAAAATACAATAGTATCGTCAATTGAAAAAGAGTTTGGAGTACGCATGTCTTTTAAAGATGCACTGGAATATATGAAGCATGTTAGAAATACTCCAGCTGCACAAATTGTACCACCAGCTGTTTGGAAGTTTGAAAGAGATGGCGGCGATTATGAAACTGCCATTGAGCAATTGCCCGATGACGCAGTAGACGTACAACCAGCAGAAGTTATGTCTACCATTGCAACTGACTTGATCGACGCTGGAGTAGCCCAAGAGATCAAACCCGGAGACGAAACTCCAAGCAATGCTGGCGCAGATGCATTTGGTAATATGGCATCACAATTGACAAAAAAGGATGAACCAGTGGCAGAATCTACAGAACTCAACACCATACTGAAGTATGCTGGTATCCCGGTGGCCGAAAGCCGTGTGCTGGACGAAGCAGGCGAAACAATCGATCACATATTGAATCGTTTCAAACACGAAGTCAAACAGTTCGAACAAGGCCACGACTTGGATTCCGACCTGTATGAAGCCCTGTTTGACTACTATTCAGACGCAGGAGAACTGCCATACGGCATTGCCAAAGCCCGCACAGGTGATCCATTCAACTGGGTCAGTGACAAATTGGCTGATCATCTTGGTGTGAACGAAGGATGGAAAGGTGCAATTGCAGGCGGCCTAGCAGGCGGAGCACTGGGCAGTGTAGTGCCAGCACTGGGTACATTGGCTGGCGCAGCCGCAGGCGCCTACGCTGGTCACAAACTAGGCGATGAAGGATTTAAAGATCCAGACGCAGAGTATAAAAAGGCGCAAAAACTCAAACAAACACCACCAGTAGCCGAAGGTCCGGTTGGTAGTTTAGTGGGCGGAATTGCTGGCGCAGCACTTACCAAAACACCCAGCGGCGCAATGGCAGGTTCTAGACTGGGCAGTGCTGTGGGCGATGCAATGTCGGGTAGCGAAGAAACAGACGAAGGCCAGCATACACAGCATGGCATGGATGCCACTCCGGGTCGCGTTGATTACAAAGATGAAAAATTTTCAGACATAAAACCAATGGGTTTTCGACAAGACCCAATTCAGGCAACTACAGATCGTGCTCTCAAGTACAGCGCACAAGGCGTAAACAAGTTGCGTGACCTGTTCCGCGAAGACGAACAGGCCGTGGTTGAGAATCAGGACAAATTTTCGGCCTTGAGCGGACAATACGGACATTCGGGCAAACTGCAAAAGTTTGATGATGTTGAACAGGATGTGCTGGCCAGACTCAAACAACTGTCCGGAATGATTAGACCAATGTAAATTTGTCATTAGAACAACCGCGTCATAAATACTCTTGACGCTAACACTAAAAGCGTGTACACTACATCAGTGCATACGCTTTTTTCTTTAGTATCACAGGCAACTTTAAAAACATTTTACAACACTTTGAAAGGCAATTAAAATGGCAACATCACTAGCAGAAATCCGAGCAAGACTCGCAGCATCCGAAGGTAACAACAAAGGTGGTTCATCCACTGGTGGCGATAACGCAATTTATCCACACTGGAACATGGAAGAAGGATCATCAACTACACTCCGTTTCCTCCCCGACGGCAACACCAAGAACACATTCTTTTGGCAAGAACGAGCAATGATTCGTTTGCCATTCAATGGTATCAAAGGTGAAATGGAATCCAAACAGGTATATGTGCAGATTCCCTGTATGGAAATGTGGCAAGAAACTTGTCCAGTGCTGACCGAAGTTCGCGGTTGGTTCAAAGACAAAAGTCTCGAAGACATGGGCCGTAAGTACTGGAAAAAACGCAGTTACATTTTCCAAGGCTTTGTGCGTGAAAATCCAATGGCCGATGAGAAAACTCCGGCAAATCCAATCCGTAGATTCATCATTGGTCCACAACTGTTCACCATCATCAAAGGTGCCCTAATGGATCCAGAACTGGAAGAAATGCCAACTGACATTCTGCGTGGCTTGGATTTCCGTATCACAAAAACATCCAAAGGTGGATATGCTGACTACAACACATCAAAGTGGGCTCGTAAAGAATCTGCTCTGACTGAGGAAGAACAAGCAGCCATTGACACCAATGGTCTGTGGGACTTGAGCACATTCTTGCCCAAGAAACCAGATGCAGCCGCTGTTAAGGTGATCAAGGAAATGTTCGAAGCCAGTGTTGATGGACAGGCCTACGATGCCGAGCGTTGGAGCGCATACTTCCGTCCAGCAGGCGTATCCGCGCCAGCAGGCAGTTCTGATTCGGCACCTGCTGCTCATGTAGCACCTGCGGCAAAAGCAGCGCCCGCTGCGGAATCAGACTTTGACGAAGACGTTGAAGTAGCAGAAAAATCGTTTGCTGCTGAACCTGTTGCTGCTCCAAAATCAACACAGAAGGCCGAAGACATTTTGGCCATGATTCGGGCTCGTCAACAAAAGTAAATTAATGCTATCGCAGTTAGATTGCATTATATTTCCAGACCGCTGTGAGGTAATAGAAATTATACCCTCACAGCGGTATGTTTACCCAATTTTTAAAAATTGTAGTTCGAGTATATCGGTTGCGGCCAAAAAAAATAAATGGCGCACTTGTCTAAACGAACAAATTAACAAAATTAATAGCATTGATGTAATTTTACGAGAACCACAAGATCGTTTGATATCTGGAATCAATACATTTATACAACTCGTCTTACGAGACAATCCTGGTCTTGATCAAAAAACGGTGCAATGGTTTGCCCAAAACTATTTGTTTTTGAACCGTCACTATTGCTCTCAATTTTTATGGTTAGTTAACCTGGCAAGATTTTTAAATACTGATACAAAATTAAATTTTATATCAATGGATGATGTTCATACAATAACTACGCTTCATAAAAAGCCTAGCGGAATTACACCAGCGTCTGCTGATTTTGTTACCGAGATTAATGAAATAAAAAACAATGAAATGCATCATCGAATCGATACAATTTTATTCAGATGCATCGGCAAGTCAATGAGCTTTGGTCAACTGCTGCAACATATAAACAACACTGACCCCACTGCATACAAGTATGTAATTGGACGGAGCCAACAAATATTAAAATCAACTTATGCATTGCCCCAGGCTTGATCATTTTGTTCGATTTAATTCAAACGGAACAATAAGTCGTTGCGGACACATGATTGATCCGGCACAGTTCGACTCATTGGAAGCAATGGATTCTAGTTCCTGGTTGAGTAATATACAAGAACAATTTAATAAAGATATTTGGCCCAAAGAATGTCATCGTTGCCAGGAGATTGAACAAAAAAATCTTAGCAGTATACGAATGTATGCCATCGAAGTTGATCAAGCAGAAACACAAAGAGACTACTTACAAGTAGGTGGTGTGCTGGATAATATATGCAATGCTGCATGTCAGACGTGTAATCCAGAGTGCAGTACTCGTATCGGAGCACTGGCCGGGAAAAATTTTCCCATAGTAAACAACAGCAATCAATTTTGGAATCTTCCACAAGAACGCATTGTACATCTGGACATCAACGGCGGCGAGCCCAGCTACAGTAAAAATTACAAACGATTACTTGCAAATCTTCCACCAAATTTAAAGACACTGAGACTCAATACAAATTGCAATGTGGTGTTAGACGAGTTGACAGATATAGTCTCCAAAGGAATAGAAGTCACAGTCACTGTGAGTTGCGACGGAATTGAGTCAATGCATGAATTTATGCGTTGGCCAATAACATGGGATACCTTTTATAAAAACTTAATAACATACAAAAGTATGCCGGTCAAGTTAAATCTATGGACCACTGTTAGTGTATTAAATGTCAATGACTTGCCTAACATACAGGCATTTGCTCGGGATCATAATATAGATCATAGCTATGCCTATCTTAAACACCCATATGAATTGTCAGTGGACAATACAGACATAGCAGCAAGAAACAAATACATACAAAAACAAAAAGAACTCAGGGGCATTGAATGAAATATTATACTCTAGTAGAGTGCGCCGACGCACAGGTCATTGCTGATAAGATTTATAACTTCTTAGAGACTCAAACGGATCTATTAGAAAAAATAAATTTTGGTTGGAATTTTATTGATTGCAACGCAGTGCTTGTTCATGTGCCAGAATTGTTTGAGTTTTTTAAAAAGAACAAACTAGTACCAAGAAATGCAGCCATTACCATAATTGAAACCAACAAACATTTATCTCGCCATATTGACGAGTTACCAGTTGTAGCAAAAATGAATTTTCCTGTAATCAACACTCAAGGCTGGTCCAATCGTTGGTATGTTGATAACAATTTGGTTGAAGAATTACAAGATATGCCTGCTCCAATTGTGTTCAATTCGCAAGTTGAACACAGTGTAGAACTGACACATGCAACTGAATTTCCTAGAATCGTTGCCAGTTTTACATTCCATAACGAACCATTGCATCTACTACAATGAAAATAGCAGTAACTGGACATACCGCAGGAATTGGCATGGCGCTGAGTGGTCAACTGACCAAGCAAGGCCACGAAATTGTTGGTCTCAGCAAAAGACATGGCGATAACATACGCAACATACCTAAAATTTGTGATCAAATTGAACCTTGTGACATGTTCATTAACAATGCGCAAGCTGGGTATGCACAAACTGAACTGTTGTTTGAAATGGCCGATCGCTGGGCAGGAACCGGTAAACATATTTTGGTAATTTCGACCATAATGACACAACAGCCTGTGTCACCATTGACCGGGTTAGATATGGATCATTATCGTGTGCAGAAAATAGCACTCGAAGAAGCAGTAAAACAAATACGCAATCGTAAATTAAAAATAAAAATTACCATTGTCAGGCCCGGTAACATAGCTACCAGCGCGGACAAAACTGTGCCGCCAGCCGCTGATGTAGACAATTGGGCAAGAACATTGATAAACTTACTCGATACAGCCAAAAACAATAATTTAGTGATTCCAGACATATCACTAGGACCCATTTAAAATGACACCAAAAGATGTATTAACAAATAAACATTTTTGTCCTATGCCGTGGACAGGGCTAATGTACAATTTTGATGGCAAAGTTAAAAATTGTATTCGCAGTGACACGGCAACCGGACTGCTAGGAAATATTAAAAAAACACCAATTGAAGAAATACTATTGGGCCCTATCAATGTAACTAAACAAACAAACATAACAAATAACAAATCGGCAGCTGGTTGTCATACCTGTTATGATTTAGAACATGGTAAAGAAGGGCTTGACATTATCAGTGATAGAATTTTTTACATAAGAGAATTTAAA